GGATATTCCTCTGTCCGATACATCTACCTTCTTACAGAGAAGAATGACACTCGGATCATTCGGATCTGTAGCTGGTGGTATGTTTGTTGGAGCAGGAATGTTTACAGTTAACCCATTTGCACCAGCAATATTTTTATTACTTGCTAGACGTGCAGGAAGAATGTTAACCGATCCAACTGCAATTAGATACATGAATGATGCATTGTTACCTGAAGAAATGATTAAAGGTTTAAAAGGTAAAAAGATTGGATTTGATAACAAGTTTAGTATTAGAAATATTGAAACTGGAATAACAAGTCCAACAAAATTTTTAACATCTGCTGGCCTTACACAAAAACGTGAAGCGTTTGCAAGATTACTTAATTACTTATCTGATGAAGATAAAGATTTACCAAAAGTAAATCCTAAAACAGTTGATCCAAAAGCAATTCAACAAGAATTATTAAACCAAAGTTATAAAATTGAACAACCAATATATGATGAAAAGAACTTACCAAAAGAAACAGTAGAGTCTATGTTTGCAGAGGACTTTACAGGATCATCGGGTAATGTGGAAACCGATAATCAAATGGTTGATTACCTACAAGCATCTTTAAGAAACAGAGAAGAAGTTGAAGTAGATGAAGCTGCAAGAAATGTAGAAGCTGATCAAGGTATGATAACTGAAGGTATTGAAGATCAATTAATTAATCCTGTGCAACAACCAGCAGCACCGGCTACCGGACAAGCGACACCGCAAACCGTACAAGCTTTATTCCCTAACGATCCGTTAAGTGCACAAATAGCTGCAAGAAGACAAGGACAATCATAATGCCTAGATCAAAATCTGCCTTAGAAAAAATAGAATATCATGAAAAGGTCTGCAGAATTATGCAGAAACAAACATTTGATAAGATAGAAAAAATGGAAGCTAGAATTCTAAGAATGGAAAAATTTATTATTGGTGGCTTAACTGCAATACTTTTAGCTGTACTTTCAAATCATCTGTAGTATTAATGATGCATGAAGCTCATTAAAAAATATCCATACAAACATTACAATAGATTCTCAGATACCACAGGACGTAAATACTTAGTTGATAACATAAAAGTACCAAGTGTTACGACTATTTTAAGTGCTACTAAAGATAAAAGATTTTTAGATAATTGGAGAAGAAGAGTAGGAGAAGCTGAAGCAGATAGAATTATGCATCAAGCATCAACTATTGGAACTGAGATGCACCAAGTATTAGAGTATGCTTTAAATGGACAAGGTTATTATAATGCAAGTGAAGAAGGTGCTAAGCCTAGAATGATGGCAAAGACCATACTTAAAAATATAGATATTTCTGAAGTGTGGGGTAATGAGATTAGTTTAGAATATCAAAATAAATTTGCAGGGACATGTGATTTAACTGCTGTGGCTTACGGAAAGCCTAGTATTGTGGACTGGAAACAGTCTAATAAACCAAAGAAGGAAGAATGGGTAGAAGACTACAAATATCAGTTGGGTGCCTATTATTTAGCCCATACAGCCAATTACGGCCCCATAGAGCAGGGTGTAATAGCAATCTGTACCCGAGACCTACAATATCAAGAATTTAAGCTCTCAGAGCCTGATTTAAAGGAATATGGAGATAAATTTTTAGAGAGAGTAGAGCAGTTTAATAAGTTAAATAAGCCAGCTCTTTAATTCTTCTTCACCTAAAGTTTTAGCAGCAACCCTACCTTTTTTAGTTAAAGACTTCATAATAGCCTCATCAAGAGTGCCTTTAGCTACAATATCAACATAGACAACAGTACCCTTCTGGCCCATTCTATGAGCCCTATCTTCTGATTGCATTCTGACTTCTAGATTATAATTATTAGAATAATAGACTACTGTGTTACAAGCAGTAAGAGTAAGACCAAAACCGCCAGTAGTTGGATTACCCACAAGGAACCGTACCTTAGGGTCCTTTTGAATTTTCTCGACAGCTTCTTTTCTAGTCTCAACATCTATAGCTCCGTAAATACTTACTACTGATTCTTTACCATATTTCTTTTCTAAGAAGGTTATAATTTCTTGTATATTATAAATATAGTTAGCCCAAATAATTACTTTGCCATCGGTTTCTTCAAGAATCTCTTCAAGAGCTTTTAATTTTTGATTATGTAGCTGCATAATTTCACCATCATCATTTTTAGTAAAACCATTACAAACTTGATGAAGTTTGATTATTTCAGTTAATTTGTTAGAAAAAGATATAGTGCTGTCCTGGACAATAGCTAAAGCATTTGTTCTTAACTTCTCATATATTTTTTTGGCATCACCCTCTAATTCTATATTTCTTTTTTGTCTAACCTTAGGCTCAAGATCTAAACACTCATCTTTACGAACACGACTAGAAAATCCCTTAAGTTTATTTTCTAGCTCTTCTAAATTTTTATAATACTTGGGTATGGATATCCAACGATTCGATCCAACAGGAATTTCACCCATTTCTGCATATCTATTTCTAAAAGTTAAATAGCTGCTAAACCCTAAAAGTTCTGGATTTAAGAATGCACATTGTGTATATAGATCCAATGGAGATTTTGTTATTGGCGATCCTGTTAGGATACGCCTTATGGAGGATAGTGATCGTAGTTTTAATATGTTTTTTGTTCGTATTGCTGTTCGGTTTTTTATTGTTGTGGATTCATCCAATACTACCATATTTAATTTATTAGTTTTTAAATAATCAACACAAGCATTCAAACCTCTTTTAGTTGAAAGAGCTTCAACATTAATTAAAAATATTTTTAAATCATTTGAATTTTGAAATTTAAAATAATCTTTTGGTTTATCTAAGTTCCATCTAAAGACATCATATTTTAAAACGTCTGGTGAATGAGTTTCTATTTCTGACTGCCAATTAGTATAAACTGATTTTGGGGCTATGATTAATGACGCAGTTATTTTTCTTTGAAAATATAACCAAGCCATATTATCGATTGTAACTTTTGTTTTACCTGTACCCATCTCCATAAAGTAAGCGTATTCAGATTTATCTGCTGAATTTTTTAATGCCACTCTTTGGTGTTCGTACGGCTCTGTCTTATACGGGTATTTCCACATCTGAAAACTTTTTATATTTTTTTGTTGCAAGCGTCAAATAAATATTTATAAGGCGATTAAGGAGGAAAAATGGATATAGAACAATTGTCAAAAATTGACATTAGCACAGATAGTGTTAATTCGATAACTCAAAAATGTGACGAACTTCAAAAGCTGCAAGCAGAAGCGGAACAGCTTGAAGAAAAACTTTCTTCTATAAAATCTAAAGCTAGAGATTATGAAGAGAGAATAATACCTGAAATGATGCAAGAGGCAGGTGTGTCTAAGCTTGAATTAAAAGACGGTACTAAGGTTGAAGTAAAACCTTTTTACGCAGCTAAGATACCTGAGTCTAGAGTTGAGGAAGCTTTCAGTTGGTTGAGAACTAATGGTCATGAAGACTTAATAAAAAATACTATTACAACTCAATTTGATAAAGGCCAAGACAACCAAGTATCAGAGCTCATAAATGTTTGTGAGAAATTTGGATTTAACTACAACCAAAAACAAAAAGTTGAACCAATGACTCTAAAAGCATTCGTAAGGGATCAAGTCGAAAACGGAAAAGAACTACCATTCGACATGTTTGGAGTGTATATTGCTAACAAGACTAAGATAACAAATAAGGAGAAATAACAAATGATAACAAAAGACGAACAACGAAAGACTAAAGACGTAGAAGTGATGGCTAAAAAAGGAGGAGCATTAGCAGCAGTTGATTTAGAAAGCTTTGCTGATGAAGGGTTTGAAAATGTAGACTCGAAGAGTGTTGCATTACCATTCCTAAAAGTCCTTGGACAGTTATCACCACAAGTAACACAAGGTGATAGTCAATTCATGGAAGAAGCTAGACCTGGAATGATTTTTAATACTGTTACAAACCAATTATATAATGGTGCAGCAGGTATTACAGTTATTCCATGTTATTACAAGCTTGAGTACATTGAATGGAGAGATAGAGATAAGGGAGCAGTAGCACCTGTAAATGTCTATCCTGCGACTTCAGACATAATGTCAAAAACAACTAGAGGCGATGATGGTAAGGACAGACTCGACAATGGTAATTACATTGAGGAGACTGCTTCTCATTACGTTTTAGTTTGTGAAGAAGGTGCACAATCAACAGCACTTGTGACTATGAAATCCACTCAAAGAAAAAAATCTAAGAAGTGGAATTCTATGATGATGTCTTTAAGACAAAAGAAAAAAGATGGTTCTGGTTTTTTTAAACCCGCACCATTTACGCAGCAATACAGAATGAAAACTGTATTAGAAAAGAATCAATTAGGTTCTTGGTATGGTTGGGAGATTGAACATATTGGCCCTGTGGCTGATGCCTCAATCTTAAATGCTGCACATAGCTTTTATGAAACTTGTAAAAAAGGATCAGTAAAAGTTAGTCATGGAAACGAAGAGAGCGCAGAAAAAACTCCATTCTAATCTATGGACATACTTGACAAAACCTTGGAAGAGTTTGTAGAACTCTTCCAGGGCTCTTCCACATATTTTGGTGCTAGTGTTCCATTAGGTCAAAAGCGCGACCGTGATGGAAAACAAGAATTCAGACATTGGGTTGAACCTAATCCAATGACCAAGGAACATTGGTTACAACATTTAAAAGGAGAAGCTTACTATGGATCAGTTCCCATTAGAGATGATAATACATGCTCTTGGGGGGTCATCGATGTTGATCGTTATAATATACAGCATAAGGAAGTTATATCGATTATACGGAAAAGAAAATACCCATTAGTACCATTTAGATCTAAATCTAATGGTATGCATTTAATATTATTCATTGATGGTGTTGTTGCAGCATCAGAAATGAGAAAAAAATTAATTGAGATTGCATCAGACTTAGGTGTTAATGACACCACCACAGACATATATCCTGCACAGGATGAAGTAGATCTAACTCCTGAAGATTGGAATAAAAAAAGAAAAGGTAACTTTGTAAACTTACCTTATCAAAAAGCTCACATGACAACCAGAGTTGCTATGGACAATGAGGGTAACTCAGTAAAATTAGAAAATTTATTTAAGTTTGTATCTGAATATAGAATTAATCCAAAAGAATTTAAAAAATTAAAAGTGTTTCAAGATGATGAAACAAAAGATTACCCACCATGTGTAATTAATTTTATGAAAAATAAAGTTAAAAAAGGTGAAGGTAGAAATGATGCAATGTTTAATGTTGCAGTGTTAGCTAAAAAAATAAATCCAGATCCAGTTATGTATCAAGATTGGACTAGAAAAATGATGAGCAAAGTCTGTACTGAAGAATTACATCCAAAAGAATTAGAAAATATATTTAAAGGTGTTGAGAACAAGGAGTATGCTTATAAATGTAAAACATCAATCGCAAGAATGCATTGTTCATCAAGCACTTGTTTAAGACGTAAGCATGGAATTGGTAATAATGAAGCTTTGCCTGAAGTCGGTAAATTATTAAAAGTAAATTCGTATCCAGAACCTTATTGGATACTGCCTATTCAAGGTAAATCAATTCGACTATCAACTAAACAACTCTATCAGCAGCAACTCCTTGGAGAACAATTATTAAATTATGATATTGTGTGGCGAACACTTAAACCAAGTAAAAGGGATCCAGATCCATATAGAGATTGGTTAGAAGAATTGATTGCAAACAAACAAGACATGGAAGGATTTGATGCACACGAAGAGCAATCTGATGTATTTAATTCTAGAATGACAAGATTTTTAGAAGATGTTGAGGATACCACTGAATTTGATCAAATAGATAATGGTAACATTTGGAAAGATGATGCTGAAATGAGATTCAAATTAGAAACCTTTAAAAATTTTATGAAAAAAATGGGTTACAATTGGAATGAAAAAGAGTGTACTAAATTTTTAGAATCTGGTGGAGCTAAACCTAAAAAGAAATTTCAAAGTATTGATAGCAGACACTGGCTTGTAGAGCTACCTAAACAAACCGAACATAAAAATAAAGATGTCAAATTCGTTAAAGCAAAAGCTGCATGGGAAGACAATTAAGATCTTTGGACCACCAGGCACAGGAAAAACAGAAAATTTACTTAAGCGTGTGCAGCGCTATCTTAAACAAGGATATTCTCCCGATGAGATCTGTTATATATCGTTTACCAACAAAGCAGTTGATGAATGTGTTGCAAGGGTTAGGAAAAGATTCAAAGAATATGACGAAGACGATTTTAAATATTTTAGAACCTTACATTCTTTGGCACGACAACAGTTTGCTGAGATTCCCGTTTTAGATCCTAAGGTGGATATGTTGATGTTTCATACACAGTACGGAACGATCAAAGTTAATTTTAAAGAAGGCCATGATGAACAAAAAGTTTACAATAATTGGTCTTTACAGATATATGACCGAGCTAGAAACATGAAGGTGGATCCTGTGTGGTTATATAAACAGCAGCCCAGAAAAGCGGTGAGGTTGCAGCAGTTCAAATCCATTATTGCAGGCTACGAAGAATTTAAAACAATGGAACTGGAGAACGGACACCGGACAGCGGACAGGCTTGATTTTACAGACATGGTACAAAAGTTTATTGATGATGGTGTATCCATACCCTTTAAAGTATTGATGGTGGATGAAGCTCAAGATTTAACACCGTTGCAGTGGGATTTAGTTGTGAAGTTAGCTCAAGCAGTTGAAAGAGTTTATATTGCAGGGGATGATGACCAAGCGATCTATGAATGGAATGGTGCAGAAGTAGAACACTTTCAAACGTTTCCAGGAAGAAAATTAATTTTAAAAAAATCTGTAAGGTTAAATAAGAATATACATTTCTTTTCTAAATGTATATTAAATTCTATGGGTGATAATCGAGTAGAAAAAGAATTTTATTCTAATGGTAAAGAAGGGGCCATTTACAGATGGAATGGATTAAAGAAAGTCCCTTGGGATATGGATGGATCTTGGATGGTATTGGCTAGAATTAATGATGTTAAGAGAGAATTGCAGCAAGAGGCACGTAATTTATCGTTGTATTATCAAGATGTTAAGGGAAATAAGTCCTTTGATCCGAATCAGTTTGCAGCTATTCAACATTGGAATAAAATATGCGAGGGTGGGAGTATTACCAGAGAAGAAGCTACAGTCATGTATGAGTATTTATTAAACATAGATCACGGATACCGGTCAGCGGAAAGTAAAAAGTGGAGCTTTGCTCACCCAAATCAAGTATTTAATTTTGATGAATTACATCTCAGATGTGGTATGAGAGATGAACGAGGTGAATGGGAAGATGCTTTTAAAAGAAAATTTAAAGAAAAAGATAAACAATATTTTAAAAAGCTTATGAAAGAAGGTGTAGACTTATCACAACCACCTAAAATAATTATTGATACAATACACCAAGTCAAAGGTGGAGAAGCAGATAATGTTGTCCTGGCGAGTAAATGTAACTTTCCATCTCATTATGACAAAAAGAATTTGCAGGATAAAGTAAAAGAACTTAGGGTTTGGTATACAGGTGCCACTAGATCAAAAGGAACGCTGCATTTATTAGGCACCAATCATCAATACAATTTTCCATTAGGAAAATATTACAAACTATATGAGGCTAACTATGTCAGATAAAGATATGTTTGATAGTGTATTTCCACAGAATAAACAAATTGGAGGGAATCACTACAAGCAATTTACGATTCAACCTTGGGAATTTATTAGAGTAAATAAATTAAATCCATTGCAAGCAAATATAATTAAATATGTTTGTAGGTATTTGGATAAAGGTAAACCCTTTGAAGATTTAGAAAAAATAAAACACTATTGTGATTTAGAAATAAAACATTTAAAAGATACAGATGCCAAAGTCGAGGACAATAAAAAAAGAAATAAAAGTAGATAAAGTTAAATTTACTTTAGAGATATATCCTGCAAGAGAAGGGTGTTCAGGAACTGAAGGTCCTTTTTGGGAAATATTTCCTGAAGATTATCATGCTGCCTTATATGCATTTAGTAACAAACAAAAATTAAATAACTATATTGAAAAAAAATACATCAAATGACACATCAACTTAATTTTATTTACAACGATTCAGATTGGGTATGTCCTTCTGAATATCCTGATTTATCTCAAGCAAAAGAAATAGCAATTGACTTAGAGACTAAAGATCCAAACATGAAAACAAAAGGTACCGGTTGGGCTACGTTTGATGGCCACATTGTAGGATTTGCAGTAGCAGCATATGATCAACAATGGTATTTTCCAATAGCTCATGATGCAGGCGGTAATATGGATTTAGCTATGACTACTGCTTGGATGCAAGATGTTTTAAAAACTCCAGCAACAAAAATATTTCATAATGCAAGTTATGATGTTGGTTGGTTACTTGTAAATGGTTTTGAGATTAGAGGTAAAATTGTGGATACCATGATTGCTGCAGCTCTTATTAATGAGAATAGATTTAGTTTTAGTTTAAACGCCTGTGCTAAAGATTATTTAGGTGAAATTAAAAACGAAACATTCTTAAATGAAAAAGCAAAAGAGTGGGGTATAGATCCTAAAGCAGATTTATGGAAGCTGCCTGCAGGTTATGTAGGTTTTTATGCAGAACAAGATGCAGCACTTACATTAAAACTTTGGCAACGATTTAAAACAGAAATAACTAAACAGAATTTACATGATGTTTGGGATATGGAAATGGAACTCCTTCCTATATTAATTGATACAAGAAGAAGAGGAATAAGAGTTGATATTGAAAAAGCTCATGCATTAAAAAAAGAATTTAAAGATAAAGAAAAAGAAGTCTTACATAAAATAAAAAAAGAAACGACTATTGATGTAGATATTTGGGCTGCTCGATCTGTAGCTCAAGCTTTTGACAGAATAGGTATTGAATACCCACGGACACCGAAAAGCGAAGAACCAAGCTTTACCCAAAATTGGCTAGTGAACTGTGATAACCCGATAGCGCAACTAATAAGACAAGCAAGAGAAATAAATAAATTCCATTCAACATTCATAGACTCCATATTAAGATATACCCACAAAGGACGAATACATTCTGAAATTAATCAATTACGTTCTGACCAAGGTGGAACTGTATCAGGACGTTTATCATATTCGAACCCTAATCTTCAACAAATTCCTGCAAGAAATAAAGAAATGGGAGATAAAATTAGAAGCTTGTTCTTACCTGAAGAAGGTAAACAATGGGGTAGCTTTGACTACTCACAACAGGAGCCTAGGCTTGTTGCACATTACTCTGCGGCGCTTAATGATAATTATGCATTAGAAAGCGCTGCGGAGTTTGTAGAAGCTTATCAAAATGAGGCTGCTGATTTTCATCAAATTGTAGCTGATATGGCTGGAATATCTAGAACTCATGCTAAAACTATTAATTTGGGACTATTTTATGGTATGGGTAAAGCTAAATTAGCTAGAGAATTAGGGATAAATAAAGATGATGCTGAAAGACTGTTGCAAACTTACAACAGTAGAGTGCCTTTTGTTAAGAAATTAGCTACAGAAGTAGCTAGCTCTGCATCTAAATATGGCTTTATTCGAACAATAAAGGGTCGTAAATGCCGATTTGATATGTGGGAGCCTGCTACCTTCGGAATGAACAAAGCGATGGAATACGAGGCTGCTAAGGCCCATTACGGCAATAATATTCGTAGAGCCTTTACTTACAAGGCTTTAAATAGGTTAATTCAAGGATCTGCAGCAGATCAGACTAAAGAAGCTATGATTCAATGCTATAAAGCAGGATACAAACCATTATTACAAATTCATGATGAATTATGTTTTTCAATTAATAATGAAGATGATATAAAAGGCGTTAAAGAGATAATGGAAAATGCAATCGAAAACCTTAAAGTACCTTTCAAAGTTGATATTGCCCTCGGAAGATCCTGGGGAGAAGCTAAGGAATAATAACTGCGATCATTGTAACAACACCAGAGTCAATCTTGTTGTGGAGGATCTTGAGATTCTTTCGAAGAATCCTTGTCCTCATTGTTCTCCGACTCCTGATTTTTTTCGTTCTTCTGGTCTTCTGTAGAACTTTTATATTTACTTGGATGTTTCCAAACGAAAGTCATTAATTTAATTTTTGCCTTATAATTTCATCAACAGTGTCCTGGTCAAGCTTCATCCGAATACCTGCTTTTACTAATTTATATTTTTTGGGATTTGAATGTTTTTCAAATTGAAGAAGTGAGGTAATTAATTTTATTGCAGCACTAGTAGGATCATTTTTATATGGCTCATAACTATGAATGATCATTAGTTTGTGCAGCTCATAGAACTGGCCCCATTTAACAAATGCTTTTTCCCATTGTTTTAATTTTGTTTTTGTCCAATAGTTTTTAGGTTTTTTTCGGGACATGGATAGCCTAGAGAATAATTGAAAAAAATAAAAATGCTAGTTTTTTTTAACTAGCGATATCTAGAAGACCAGCTTTAGCGTCTTCCACACTTTGATCATTAATCTTTTTTTTAAGATCTTTGATCTTTATATCGATCCACTTCATGTCAGTCGTTACTCTGCCCTGCGCCAACGCTTGTGTTGCCCACTTGGACTCCAACTGAAGCTTTTCCGATATTAACTTTTGTAGTTGCATCTCGGTCAACCTCCTCGAAGGTTATAAACAGAAAGTCGGGTTTATGAAAACCAGCGCCTTCATGTTCTGTTACATCTCCTGAGTCAACCTTCTTTGAAAACGTCTCAAGAGCGGCCTTATCGTTCTCAGCCTCAAGCATCTCATCAATATATATATTTTTATAATTTGCTTGGACGCGATATAGCTTCATGTAGTATTATATATCAAATTGTATGGTTATTGCAACTATGAGGGTGTTCCAGGTTTAGGTAGTGGAATAATTGGCTTTTTTCCTATCTTTTTACACTGAAATCGAACTGCTAATTCCTGTTCATTGACACTATTTGGATCCAATTGCTCCAAAGATTTGCCAGAAATGTCATAACCTGCAAGCGCACAAGATCTGTGGTCGTTGAATGCCATGTTAACATTTAAAGATTCAAAACATTGATTTGTAATCATGCTGCAAAGATGAAGTACTAAAATAAATTTCATAGTCCTATATTATCCTATCTTATTTAATCCTTGCAATTATTATTTTAATGTTTATAACTATTGCATGACTAACAAGGAGTGTATCATGAATATAGTGAAACTTAAATCCAATAGTGAAACATTTACTAATTGGATTAAAGACGTTGATGATATCTTGAGCAAGACTCAAATCAACAACGTCAATGGTGAACCGTTAGAGTATAAGGACGATCACTTCCAAGAGCAAATGCGTAGGTTGCAGCAATGCTCTATGAACTTTGAAATGCATCCTATCTATCCGATAAATGAGCAGGTCGCGATGGATTTAATCTACAGCCACATTGAAGGAGAGAAGAATAAATATGATCAATCAGTTTTATAAATTCTGTCTTTTGATTTGTCTGTTAGTGATACCCCCTAAAATTTTTTTGATTTTAGTTGGGGCACTGCTTTACATAACGTTTAACTAACCAATAAGGAGAAAATAAAAATGTCAGTTAAAGAAATAAAAAACAAATACTTTGCAACGAAAGATTATTCGTTGTTTAAAAAATCAAGAGGCAATCGTGAAGTCGATCATACACACGTAGAACGAATTAAACGATTAATTGCGGATAAAGATACGAAGGCTGCAATTACTGTAAATAAAAATTACGAAGTAATTGATGGCCAACATACTTTGCAGGCAAGAAAAGAATTAGGTTTAGAAGTTTACTTTATCGTTTCTGAATCGGATGATGCTCTTGATACTGCGAGAATGAACACCGGAAAACGGAATTGGAACTTGGATAACTTTTTAAAGTTTCACTGTGATCGTAATAGACAAGATTATAAAATCTGTAGATCGAAGATGGAACAATTTGGTATGCCAGTTGCAGAAACACTTGCGCTGCTAAACGGTAAAGCAACAGTGTTTAAAGAAATGACCGAACAATTTAAGTTGGGTAATTTTTCAATTCCTGCAGGTAACATTGCAAAGTTTGATCGAATTGCTAAAGAGATGACACACATCGCTAAGCATATTGATCCATCTGCTACAAAATTAAAAAGACAATTGATCAGAGCTTATTTGATTTTGTGCAAACATCCGAAATTTAGTTTTGACAGATTAAAATCTGCAATGCGATCTAAGGGTGGAAAGTTAAGTGCAGTTACATCAAAAGATGAGTACATTGAACAATTGGATAGAGTGTATAATGGTGGATTAACCAGAGACAAAAAGGTTGATCTATTAAAATTTGCACTTGACCGAGACTTTGATAAAAGAGAGGACGCAGCATAATGGACAAAGAAAATATAAAAATAGATAAACGATCAGATAAATCTGTTTATATCACAATAGGCAACTGGACAGTTTATTTAGATGATTCAACAAATGAAAAAATAATAGACAGTTGGACAGAGGGAGAAGAAGATGGACATAAATAAATGGAAATCTTGTGCAGTAGATATTGAGTCATACTGCATCATCAGAGCTATGGGTAAGGAAGGGTTTAGAAGACCTGGTAACATGATAGCTAAATTAGTTGATGAGGAGATTAGAAAAATAGCCAAGAAAGAGGGTAAATCTGTTGAGGCTATGAGAGAGAATTTACTGAAGCAAGGGCGCGCACTGCTCAACGGTAAATAAGTTAGATCGGATCTGATTACTAACTGAAGAAGGGGCTGGGAGATCTGGCCCCTTTTTTTATGGTTGCAATTAAAAATAAAATTCGTTATTAATCAATTAACGTATTCCTAAGCCTAAATGAAAAAGTGGGGCTTTTCAAAACACTTTATTTTCACAACAACAACGAACAATTAGTTTTTAAATTAACAATTTAATTAGGAGACTAAGTGGCGAAACAGAAACAAAAGGCAAGTCCTGAAGCGTTAGAAAATACGCTAAAGAAGTTAGTAATGATATGTCCGAATAAAAAGACTTATGATGAAATGACAAGCTTGATGTTTCAGTTGTATTGTGGAAATGATTTTGGTTTAGGAAATTTCAGTCTTTCATTCATTGACAAAGTCGATGAATGTTGGAAGACCGGTCGTAAAGCTGCAGCTAAGGCTAAAGGCATACACCTGGTCTTTAAGAATGATGCGTGATTGCAGAGTATTTCCATATCTATATCTTTTCCCACTCTGCAGTCACGTAAATCATGGACGATGAAACTTTCGAAACATTAGGTAACTATCATTATAAGGTTATGGAAACCTTAGATGGCTTAGGTAAAATGAGATTCATTGATCATGTATTTGACGAGTGGGTAGAGTCGCAAGAGCTTGATTATCCTAAAAGGGAGCAGCAGCAATACCGTGAATTACTCACCGACCTTGTTAAAGATTTTGGGCACTGACATGGCTCATAAAATCATTAATGTAAAATACCCTGAACAAAGATTGTTCCAGGCAATTATTGTCCAGGCGTTTGAAGATTGTATTGTTAAAACTAATAATAAGCGTGATGTTTATAATAAGGAAGATTCTTATAAATGGTTTAATGCTGCTGATGATGATTTTGAACGAGTATGTTGGTACGCTGACATGGATCCGAGTTTTGTTAAGGATCGATTTTTAAAATTAAAACGTGAAAAGATAATCTATTTTACTAAAGATGAGCTCATTTGGATAGAGTATAGAGATAAATATAAACGATATAGAGCAGCGAAATCTAAGGAAGCTAGAAAAATAATTAAAATTCAAATTGATAGGTTATCCCTGCCAGGTGCAATAAGAAATAAAAAACCTAGCAGGGAATCTAACTAACCTAAGAGCGAGCTAATGAAAAAAGCTCAGTATCCATTGTACGTTAATCGGTAAAATTTATCAAGTCTGAAGTGTAAAAGGTTACCGGCCACCGGAAACCGGACCAGTATGGTTATAAGGTGGCCGCTATGTTTATAAAGTAGAATTTATACCATTTTACGTGTTTTGCTGCAATCTTTTAAATTTCTCTATATAGATATTCTAGACTAATTAAAAAAATATTTTGCATCGAACCCTAAACAGGTGTCCCTGGTGTCCCTAAAGTACTATTATTCAATAATACCAATGCTTTTAATCGATTTTAACGTGTCCCTAATGGTGTCCCTATGGTGTCCCTAAGGGACACCTAATCAATAAAACTACTATAGGGTGTCTTGCGGGAACTCAACTTTTGCTTTTTCAAATGTTGGACAGGGGTTAAAATAATCTATATAATAGAAAAATAATCATGGGATTGAAGAAGAAAGAACTGAGAACTGAAGACGACCTGACTTTAAAGCAGCGTAGGTTTATTGATATCTATGTAAAGAATTGGGGGAATATCACTAAATCTGAAGCTTGTAAGCAGGCGGGTTTTGAATGTAAGAATGAAAAAGATTATTCTGTTATTGCATCTAGATTAACAAACAGAAAATTAAATCCCCATGTCGTGAAATACTTAGACAAAATTTATAAACAAGAATGTGCTAAATATGAAGGTGACAACCTCAGACGTTATAAGCGATTAGAACGTATAGCTCTTAGTGCAGAAGCTGATAAACAATATGCTGCTGCAATCAATGCGGAATATAGATCTGGTCAATTGGCTGGACAATATGTTGATAGAAAAGAAGTTAAAGTAACAGGGTTGGAGGGCATGTCACGTGAAGAACTTGAAGACAAACTCAAGGAACTTTCAAACAAAATCGATGGTTACAACGCGAAGACCATTGACGTTGTCGAAAGCACAACTGAGCAAATTGAAGAAAGCTAGTTGGTCTGAGTGGATCCAAGTTTTCAACAAAGTACATAATCCACAACTCTATACATCGGTAGGTATTGTAAGTGTTAAAACGAAAAATAAATATAAATAAAAAAGCTAAACATTGGCAAGATAGATATCCAATGGTAGAAGTTGTTTGGCAAGATATTGTTAGCGACTCTGGTTGGCAAGACCTTGAACAGTTAAAAGATTCAAAGCTTGCAACATGTGTTACGAAAGGTCATTTGCTATCTCAAGTTAAAGGTGTTACTAGAATATTTGGAGATTACTCCACCAATGACAAAGGAGAAATTGAACAGATCGGTAATACTACAATCATACCTAATTCAGTGATAATAAGTATTAAAAAGATTTAAAGTTGACTTGAATATGGCTGGTAAAAATCGTGAGTCACTACTTTGGCAAAGAATAAAAAAACATATTGACAATGTGTTCTTTACCCGCATAGAATCTAGCACAATCAATGGAATACCCGACATACATGGCGTTGGTTTTGATAAGGTTTTTTGGTTAGAATTAAAATCAGACTACGTCAGTTATCCTAAGCTAAATAAATGGCAAATTGTTTGGATTAACAAGTATGTGAAAGCAGGTGGTATTGTAATTATCTGCAATGAGGCCCTCTTGGAGAGGCAGCTCAAACTCTACAGGTGTCCATTGTCCGGTTTTACTGATCCTCGGCTTCTTAAACCTCGTTTCTCGTTCTCGTTCCCCGTTCACTGGCCAACGGTGAAGAGCTCCCTGCGGGAGCTGGTGACTCAGGATCCTGCTTCAGAGGATTGATCTCGTTTCTCGCACCAAATCTCGTTCTCGTTCATTACTGAAACACGGCCACCGCTGGTCCTGCAGAGTCAGGGTCTCCAGCAGCGTAAGCTCGTTCTCGTTTGACAAACTATTTGGGTAAGATATATACAAGATATGGGAGCTGGGATCAGGGAAACACCGACAACCTTCTTCAGCTCTCGTTCTCGTTCCAAGCACAAACCTCGTTTCTCGTTCTCAACCTTGAGCTTCCCTCCGCAGCGTAGAAGCTGGTGCTGGGGATCAGGAAATTTATCTGGACAGTGGTCAAGAAATGTGCGATAAGATAAGAAAGGAGAAAAGATATGGCAGTAGATTTCGATGCACTAGACCTCGTTAGAAGTCAGAACAAATCTCGTTT